GAGATACGCGCCATCCTCCGCCTGTCGGGCGACCGCCTCACCGCCGCCGTGTCGCACCTCGGCGACCGTATCGAGGTCCGCGAGGAGCGCCGCGGGACCGGCCGTGCAGCCATGCGCCACTACCTGATTCCAAGCCCCGGACACGGGGATAAACCGGAAGGTGGATAACGTGGACATCCACCATCCACCTTCCACCTTGTCCTCCTCCTCTCTTGAGATGGTGGACACACCCTTAAGGGTGTCCACCTCATCTCAGGGGGGACAGCGAGGGAGGGTAGGAAAGGCACCTTGGTGGACAGACAGAAACGTGAGCTACCGATGAGCGACGAGACGAAACGACCGCCCGACTTGGAGCTGTATGCGTGGTGGAAGGCCAACGAAGCCAGGCTCAGGGACCAGCTCATGGCTAGGTATGGGGAGAGGGCCATCATCGAAGCCGTGGGCGAGGCCTTCCAGGCATGTCGTGAGGCGCCGGTGAGCCCTGGGCCGATGCCGATTGAGGCGACCTGGAGACCGGCGGTGGCGCGCGAGTATGAGACCCGGCTAGCCGCGTGGCACGCCTGGTGCGCGACCGATGCAAAGCTTGGGGAAAAGGGGAGGGGGTAGGCATGGCGTCCCAGTCCAGGGAGGAGCGGCGGCAAGCGCTGGTGAAGCGCAAGCAGCTCGAGAACGAAGCGGCGGAGGCGCGGCGCGGACAGGCGCCCATCTCTTTGCCCTTCGACGACATCGAGCGCTCGAGGCGCGCCGTGCTCACGGGCTTCGAGCGTGTGCTGAACGGTGCGCTACAGGACGGCGACTGGTCGGCGGCGAGCGGCGCGCTGGACAAGCTCGCGCGAATCATGGGCCTCGAGTATCAACCGATACCCTGGAAGACCCCGGCGGAGGCGGCGGCGTACTACCAGGGCCTCGCCGACCAGGCACGGGAGATGGCGGCTCGGGCGGCGACCATCGTGGATGCCGATTGCGGGCGCCAGGATGGGCCTACAATCGATTTGCAGGAAGGGCAGGCTACCCCCATGGCCGATGGCGTCGTCGTCGTTCCTGGTGTCAATGAGACCGAACATGGCTGACCCTGCCCCCATTGTCATCCGGGCCATGCGTGGCGGCGACGAGCCGTACATCTTCTCCCGCTGGCTCAAGTCTTACAGCCGTAGCTCGTGGGCCAAGGCGGTGGGCACGGCCTACTGGCAGCAGCACCACAAGCTCGTCGAGCGGCTGATGCGGGACACCACGGTGCTGGTCGCGGGGTGGGCCGAGGACGACAACGTAATCGCGGGGTTCGCGTGCGGCGACTCGCCGACGACGGTCCACTACGTGTGGGTCGAGACGGAGTGGCGCGGGCGCGGTGTGGCGCGGCGGCTCATCGAGCAAGTGCTGGGGGTTGTGGCGCGGGATGTGGTGTGCACGCACGATTCGCGGCGTGCGCTACCGGAAGGCTGGCGATATGATCCGTATGTCGCCTTCGGAAAGGCTGGCTGACTATGGGATACAAGATGCTGGAATCCGTTACGTTTCTTCACGCTGTAGATGTGCCGGGCGGCGCGGCCGAGAAGACCGTGCACCGCGAGCGCAAGATGGGCGGGCGCAACCCCGTGATCATTCGGCTCGCCGACGACTGGACGCACATCATGCTCGTGCGCTGCGACGCGGACGGCAAGCCGGTGGCGACGAAGGCGGACGACGTGGGCATGGTGCCGATGAGCAACGTGCTGCGGATGACGCCGAGCATGCCGGCCAAGGGCGAGCAGCTTGTGACCAAGGGCATGGCGTGAGCGCACTGCTGCTCACATATCCGCGCAACGCGAGCGGCCCGAAGACCGGCTGGCCGTGCTGCCTGCGCGATGCGTGCGTCACGGAGGACGGGCTTGCGCCGCTCGTCCAGGCGTACGGCATCAGCGAGGAGACTGCGGACTACATCGACCTTTGGGTCTCGCACCATGGCGAGCGGGATGGCGTGCGCATCCGCAAAGACGCGATGTGGGGACCGCACGTGCTGGGCGATCTCGTGCTGCGGCTCGGGTTCTTCTCGACGCGCGGAACGAAGCTGATCTACCGGGAGCACGTGCCCGGACGTAACCGCCGCGTGCTGCGGGCGAGCGCGAGCTTTGCGGCGCACGTCGGGCGGACGAGGATGCCGTCGTGATCGTCAAGACGAAGGCCGGCTACGAGGTGCACTCCGAGAAGGGCAAGCGGCTCGGCGGCCCGTATGCCACGCGCGGCGAGGCAGAGAAGCGGCTCGAGCAAGTCGAGTGGTTCAAATCCAAGAAGCTCGGTGCGAAGCCGAAGAAGTGATTACCCTTGCGGCATGCGCCCACTCATTGCTCTCCCTCTCGTCCTCGCTGCGTGCGGCGGTAGCGTGTCCGCCTCGGTCCCCTGCCCCGTCGACGATGCCGGCGAGCCAGAAGTCACCCTGTTCGACCAGGAGCGCCTAGTGCAAACGGCGCCGGGCGAGGTGCTTTCGGTGGCCCTGAGCTGTGCACCGGGTCAATCCTTCGTGTCTGGTTACTGCTCGCACGGGCAGGGCGCGACCATCGTGGAATCGGCGCGTGGTGGGGAGGGTTGGGTGTGCGGGTTCACATCGACGGTGGACGGCACGACGGGCACGGTGGCCGTGGTCTGCGCGGTGGCTCGGGGGGACGGCGCGTGAGGTACCACGTTGCGCCAGACTGGAGCTTCGCCTCGCTCGAGTGCACGGACTGCCGCGTCACCATGGGTACCGAGCTCGAGGCGGCGGAGGCATCGAAGCTTCGCAACCCGCTGCGCTTTCGGATGCGCCACGCGCTCAAAGCGCAGCTCGAGTCGGCGCTCCACCGGATGGGTTGCCCTCACGTGGCGGAGACGTGAACCGGGGCAGGCCGCCGCCCATCGACCACGCGGCCGCCCTCGCCCGCTTCGGCCCAGGCCGGCCCGACCCGCGCGGCGCCTGGCACTGGATCCCCCATCGCCCGACCGCGAAGCAGGCCCAGTTCCTCGACCTCGTCTGCCTCGAGGCAATGTTCGGCGGCGCGGCCGGCGGAGGCAAGAGCGATGCGCTGCTGATGGCGGCGCTCGCCTACTGCCACGTCCCCGGCTACGCGGCGCTCATCCTGCGCAAGACTTTCGCCGACCTCGCGCTACCCGAGGCCATCATGGACCGCGCCAAGGCGTGGCTGCTCGAGCGCGGTGACGTGCACTGGAGCGACAAGGATAAGCGGTTTACCTTCCCGTCCGGCGCCACGCTGACGTTCGGCTACCTCGAGGCGGAGCGCGACAAGTACCGCTACCAGTCAGCGGCCTTCCAATTCATCGGCTTCGACGAGCTCACGCAGTTCCCCGAGTCGCAGTACCGCTATCTGCTCTCCCGCCTCCGCCGCCTCGCCGGCTCCTCCGTGCCGATGCGCTTCCGGTCGGCGACGAACCCCGGCGGCATCGGCCACGCGTGGGTCAAGCGACGCTTCATTGACGCGGCGACGCGTGGCCCTCGCTCCTTCGTCCCCGCACTGCTCGACGAGAACCCGCACATCGACCGCGACGAGTACCGGCGCTCGCTCGCCGAGCTCGACTCCGCGACGCGCGACCAGCTCGAGCGCGGCATCTGGACGCGCGACCCGGGCGGGCTGGTCTACGCCGGCTTCGACGACGACCGCAACGGCATCGACGCCGCCCCGGAGCTCTCGCACTTCCTCCTCGCTCTCGACTTCGGCTTCACCGATGCCACGAGCTTCACCATCCTCGGATGGCGCGACCATGACCCCAACGTCTACGTGGTCCGCTCGTGGCGCGTGACCAAGATGATCCCCAGCGAGGTCGCCGAGGAGGTCCAGCGGCTCGAGGCCGAGTACGGCTTCGTGAAGATCGTGGGCGACATCGGCGGGCTGGGAAAGGGCTACGTCGAGGAGGCGCGTCGGCGGTTCCATCTACCTGTCGACGCGGCCGAGAAGAAGAACAAGATTGGCTACATCAAGCTACTGAACGGCGAGTTGGAACGCGGGCGCGTGCTGGTTGTGCGTGAGGGCTGCGTCGACCTCATCGCCGAATGGCAAGAGCTGCCGTGGGTCGCCGACCATTCCAAGGAATCGGACGGCTTCGACAACCATTGCGCCGATGGGACGCTGTACGGCTGGCGCGCGTGCCGTGCGTACGCCGAGCAGCCGAAGCCAGTGCCACCGCCGAAGGGTTCGCGCGAGGAAGCGGAGGCGATGGCTGTCGCACTTGAACAAGCGGCACTGGACAGCTTGGAGGTAGACATGTCAAAACCGTGGTGGGAAAGGTAGGGGCCACACATGAGAGAGCCGTACGCATCGATACGTCCGCTGCAGGCGCGCGCGTTTCCGTGGTTCAGCGAGGACAAGCGCAAGACGCTGGCGATGCTGCTCGAGAGCATGGTGACCAAGTTTGGCAAGGTCACTGTCCTCGAGGTGGGCTCGTGGGTCGGCGACTCGGCTCGGTTCTTCGGCCATCACCGCGGCGTCGAGCAAGTCTACTGCATCGACACGTGGGCGGGCCCGGTCGACACGCACCGCTTCATGCTGTCGAACCTGTACCAGCAGTTCCTCAGCAACATCATCCACGCCGAGCTGACCGAGAAGATCACGCCCGTGCGCATGAAGTCGACCGAAGCGGCGATCGCGCTCACGGTGAAGCCGCACCTGATCTACCTCGACGGCGACCATTCGGCCGAGGGCGCGCTCTTGGACTTCATGGTGTGGGGGCCACATCTCGCCGAGGGCGGCGTGCTTTGCGGCGACGACTGGTCTTGGCACACGGTCCAGGACGGGATCAAAGAAGCCGCTCGCGTGTGCAACGCGGAGATCGCGCACGACGGCGAAACCTGGTGGGTCAAGTCGTGAGAGTCATCGTCGCGACGCCGACGCGCGGACAGCTCTGCATCGAGTACCTGTCGATGATGATGCATCTCTCGCACGAGTGCCGGACGCGGAACATCGGCTTCCAATGGCACCCATGCCCCGCCTCGCCGTGCTGGCTGGCGCGGTGCATCTGCGTGCGCAACATGCTCCGCGACGAGAAGGCCACACACATGCTCATGCTCGACGATGACGTGGGCGTGAAGGTCTCCGCCATCATGAAGCTCATCGACTCGGGCTATCACGTGGCGGCGGTCGCTTACCGAAAGAAGCTCGACACCGACACGCTCGATCAGGAGTACGTCATCGCGTCGCGCGAGTACCCCACCGCGGACGCGGACGGCTTCGCGCGCCTCGACCGCATCGGCGCCGGTTGCCTGCTTGTGTCCCGCGCCGCCATCGAGGCGATGTGCGAGCGGTTCGCTGACCTCGCTTTCTCCACGCCCGTCGAGGGCGAGCTCCCCGGGCTCTTCCGCGAGCAGATGTCGCCCACGTTCGTCAGCGAGGACTATTCGTTCTGCGACCGCGCCCGCGCATGCGGATTCGCCATCAACGTGCTCGTCGATGCCGACACGAGCCACACTGGCGGTGCGCGCTGGGACGGCAACATGGGCACCGTGTATGCGCACATGCGCGCCTTCGCCGAGAAGAGCAAAGGCCCGGAGATGAAGGCGCTGCACCTGGTCGGCCATGCGGCGCCCCCTGCCCTCCCAGCCTTCAACGCGGAGCGGCGGCCGGATGGATTGGACCAGCGGACGCTCGATGCCGTGGCGGCCATGATCAACAACGCTGGCGATGTGCTGCGGCGGATGACTGGCTCCGAGTAGACTGCGACCGAACGCACGTTGACCGCGGTGACGGACAGCGATACATATCCGGACAGGGGCCAGGAAGACTGCCGGAGTCATGACCGATCGCGCCGCATCTACCCTCGTCGACATCTACCTCGCCCAACAGGTGTCCGCCTCCGCCGCCGGCGGGACCACGGTCGGCCACCAGAAGAACCAGCGCCACGCAACGCGCTTCGTTGCCGCCGACGCGAACAGCGCGGCGACGGGCATCTACCGCCTGGCGAAGTTCGACCGCCCGGTCAACATCATCTCCTACACGATCGCGGAAGAGGCGGCGGTAGCGAGCAACACGTCGAACTACCTCACCTGGACGCTCATTCAGGACAACGATGCGGCGAGCGGCACGCTGACGTGCACGGTCGCAGCGGGCGTCAACACGTCGACCGTGGCGACCGTGGCGCAGTCCTCGCGCACGTCGGCGCTCGACGCGAGCAACTTCGCGATCGTCTCCGGCAACGCGCTCTATGCGCAGCTCGCGAAGGCGGGGACGGGCGTCAGCCGCACGGCGGTCGCCGTCATCGATGTGATCTACGAGGAGGTCTGACCCGTCGTGGGGGCCGCGCTCGAGGACGTCGAGCAAGAGCTCCGCGCGCGGGTCGCGCTGATGCGCGAGCTCGGCGTGCTCCGCTGGGACGGCATTGTGCTCGGGCCCGCGCCCACGCCGCGCGAGGATGCGGCGTCGAGGCTGGCGCGCGCCCGCACCGATGACGAGCGCGTCGAGGCGCAAGAGGCACTGACGAAGGAAACGGCGGCCGAAGCGCTGGCGCGCGACCGCGAGAACATGCGCATGGCGCTGGCCTCGTCGATGCCGGACGCGACCGACGCGCACATCGATGCGCTGCTCGGGGTGAGGCAGCCGTGAATTTCGGCTCGTTCACCGCCGACGCGGTCGGCAAGGAGGACGCGCGCTGGTGGCGCCGCGAGGACCCGGAGGAGTTCGACCGCAAGGCGCACGAGAAGATGATTCCTCTCGTCCAGCGCATCCGGCGAAACCAGGACTACCGCAAGCGGGCGGACCTCTTGCACGCCTCCCTCTACGGCGCTGTTCCCATCGAGGGCTTCGCCATCAACGCCTACGCGCGGACCACGCCGGGCGCATCGCATCAGCTCTCCCTCAACGTGTGCAAGAACATGGTCAAGGCGGTCACGTCGAAGATCGCCGCGCGCTCCCGGCCGCGTCCGCGCTACGTCACGGAGGGCGGCTCGTGGGAGAAGCAGGAGAACGCCGAGAAGCTGGAGCGCGGCGTAGACGGCATCTTCTACCGCCAGGGCATGGACCGGAAGTCGTGCATCATCTTCCGCGATTCGGCCATCTTCGGCACCGGCTTCGCCAAGGTCTATCCGGACTACGACACGCGCGAGGTCTGCATCGACCGCACGTTTCCGTGGGAGATGGTAGTCGACGATACGGAGAGCATCTACGGCGCGCCGCGCTCGCTCTTCCAGCGCAAGTACTACGACAAGCGCGTGCTCGCGGAGATGTACTCCGACGATGACGAGAAGGTCGACGCCATCGAGCGCGCCACCATCGACCGCGAGGATGCGGAATACGGGCGCGACTACACGGCCGAGCAAGTCCTCGTGACGGAGGGCTGGCACCTCCGCAGCTCGACGCAGTCGACGGATGGCCGGCGCACCATCGCGATCGACCAGTGCACGCTCGAGGACGAGGTCTGGGCAAAGGCCAAGTTCCCGTTCGCGCGGCTGCCATGGGATGACCCGCTCATCGGCTTCTTTGGTGTTGGTCTCGTCGAGGATCTCAGCGGCATCCAGACCGAGATCAACAAGCTCCTGCGCGAAATCCAGAACGGGATGCACCTGATCAAGGGGCATTACCTCGTCGAGAACGGGTCCAAGGTCGTCACGCAGCACATCAACAACGACCTGGCCAGCATCGTGAAGTACACGGGGATCGCGCCCCAATACGTCCCGCCGGCCATCATCGCGCCCGAGGTCTATCAGCACCTATGGGCGCTCTATCAGCGCGCGTACGAGATCACTGGCATCAGCCAGCTCGCGGCGCAGTCGCAGAAACCCGCAGGCCTGGACTCGGGCGCGGCGCTGCGCGAGTACAACGACCAGCAGACGGAGCGCTTCCTCGAACTTGGGCAGGCGTTCGAGCGCTGGACCCTCGAGGTGGGCGAGCTTGCGGTCGATGCGGCGAAGGACCTCGCGAAGGACGGCGGCTACGTCGTCAAGGCATTGAGCGACGACGCGTTCGAGACGATCGACTGGCGCGACGTGGAGCTTGATGACGGCTATGAGATGAAGGTCTTTCCGGCGTCGCAGCTTCCCTCCACGCCGGTCGGCCGGATGCAGTTCGCCCAGGACATGCTCAAGCTGGGCGAGTTCGAGCCGGCGGAGGTCCTCGAGGCGATCCACATGCCGGACGTCGCCGGCCTCACCAAGCGCAAGCTCGCGCCGCGCAAACTCATCGAGAAGTGGGTGGGTCGCATGGTGAATCGCGGCGAGTACCACCCTCCCGAGCCTATGATGAACCTCGCGCTTGCGCGCCAGGTCGCGAGCGAGATGTATCTCGAGTTCGTCGAGAAGGACGTACCAGACGATCGGCTCGAGCTCGTGCGGCAGTTCATCGTCCAGTGCGACGACATGACGAAGCCGCCACCGGCGCCGCCCGCACCGCCGGCCCAGCCCCCAGGTGCGCCGCCGCCTGGCCCGATGCCGCCTCCTGGCGGGCCGCCCATGCCTCCGGGACCGCCCACGGGTGGCCCGCCCTCCCCGCCGATGCCCCCGCCGCCGGGCGCGAACGGGGTTCCTCCGATGGCGGCGTAAGGGGCCAACCATGTCGACCGCGCAGCAGCAGCAGACGCAGCAGAACGAGAAGGACCCGAAGGCGCCGGCTGGCGCGTCGCAAGCTCCCGGCGTGGCCCCCCTGAATGGCCCCCCTCCTGAAGGGACCTCGGCGGGAGCTTCCGGCGCATCAGCCGAGCAACCCAAGCCGCCGCGCGCCGTCGACCTGGCCGCCATCGCGCGCGAGCGTCAACGCACACTGAAGGCGAAGCACGAGGCCGATGCGGTGGCGGCGAAGAACGCGGCCGACCGCGCGACGCTCGAGCAAGAGCGCGCGAACCTGGCCAAGCGCGAAGAGAAGGTCGCCGCCATTCGGTCCAAGGTGGAGCTCCTACCGAAGGAGCCGGAGAAGGCGCTCGAGCTCCTCGGTATCGACAAGGACAACTTCTTTCGCCGCGTACTGAACAACGGGCAGGCGAGCCCCGAGGAGCAGATCAAGGCGCTGTCGGCCAAGCTCGAGGAGCAGCAGAAGGCGCTCGAGGAGCGCGACAAGGCCGAGAAGGAACGGAACGCGCGCGCGCGGGTTCAGGCCGAACAGCAGCGCGAGGTGGCCACGGTTCGCGATGTGGCTACCCAGATCATGAGAGCCGAGGAGCACTTCCCCAACCTCACGGAGCTGTACGAGGAGCGAGAGATCGCCCAGCAGCTCGCCGAGGTACACACATGGGCGAAACAGAATGGCCAGCGATACAGCGCGGACGAGGTGGCGAATTTCCTTGAAAAGCGCGCGGCCAGCATCAATGCTAGGATCCAAGAGCGCCGAGCGAAGCGAGTCTCGGCCAGTGCCAGCGAAACCGAAGCGGACGGTTCGACGCGATCCGCAGGTGGCTCCGAAGCGACGGGCCGAACACGCACGCTGACGAACAAGGCCGCAACGTCCAAGGCGAGCCCTCCGAAGCATCTGACGGAGGACGAGCAGGACGAGGCGAACCTGGCGGCGATTCGAAAGGCTGTCGCGGAAGATCGTAAGTCGCGCGGCTGACGTTCCCGGCGGTTCCGAAGCGGGCGTGAGGACAACCCCTCACCCTTCGGAGTTCCGCCATGGCGAGCGGCGACGCAACAATCAGCGCACTGTCGAACATCCTCAAGACGAAGTACGACCAGAAGACCTTTTACCAGCTCTTCTATCGCAAAGCGCCGCTCATCGGGGCGATGCGGAAAGACGAGAAGTTCGGCGGCAACAACGCGCGAATCTCGCTGCGTTACGGATCGCCGCAGGGCGGGTCGCTCACCTTCACCAACGCCCAGACGAACAAGACTTCGTCGAGCGATGCCGGGTTCCTCCTGACCCGCGTGAAGGACTACCAGGTGTCCGGCATCTCGGGCGAGGCGCTGGCGGCCGCGGACGGCGACGAGAACACGCTGTACAATGGCCTCAAGGGCGAGATGGAGGGTTCCATGCGGAACCTCAATCGCTCGATGCAGATCCAGAGCTACCGCAACGGCGGCGGCCAGCGTGGCAAGGGCAATAGCGCCTGGACCATCACCGGCAACGTCGTGACCCTCAGCGTCGCGGCGGACATCACGAACTTCGAAGTCTCTATGTGGTGCGACTTCGCGGCGGACGATGGCTACAACAACGGCTCGCCGACGTCAGTGCGCGCGGGCGGCCCTGTCCAGATCACCGCGCTCGACCGCACGGCGGGCACGATCACCTTCGGCAACGTCGCGAATCTGTCGGTACAGGTTCCGGCCATCGCCAACAGCGATTACCTCTTCCGCAACGGCGACTATTCGCTCGGCGTGAGCGGGATCGCCTCGTGGACCCCCGACACGGCGCCCAGCTCGACGGCTTTCTTCGGCGTCGACCGCAGCAAGGACGTCGTTCGCCTCGGCGGCGTTCGCTACAACGGCAACGGCGGGAACAAGGAAGAGACGCTCATCGACGCCGCCGAGCTGGTGAGCCGCGAAGGCGCCGATGACCTCACCTGCTTCATGAACAACCTCGACCGCGCGGACATCGTCAAGTCGCTCGGATCGAAGGCCATGTATGACGTGGTCAAGTCGACCGATGGTACCTGGGGCTACAAGGCCCTGGTCATCGAGGGGCCGGACGGGCCGATCAAGCTCGTTTCGGAAGTCAACTGTCCGCGCGGCTTCTTCAAGCTGCTTCAGATGGACACGTGGGTCATGAAGTCGATCCGCGGGGCGCCGCGTCTTCTCGACGACGACGGCAATAAGATGCTGCGCGAGTCGAACAACGACGGCTACGAGTGGCGCATGGGGGCCTACTGGCAGATCGGCTGCGAGGCTCCTGGCTACAACCTGGCCGGCACCTTCTAGGAGGCGGCCATGGCTAACCGCAACTTCGATCACCCGTGGGTGCTCGGCAAGCGCATCGTCCAGATCGGCGGCAGCTTCGACACCAACGGATCCAGTAGCCCGGTCGCCACCAAGGGACTCGGGTTCACGGTCACGCGCACGGGCGTTGGTACCTACGCCCTCCTCACGTCGGATCCGTACCTCGACGTGAACAGCGCCATGGCCGAGCTCCAACTCCCCACCGCGTCCCTGAATGCTGCGTACGTCGGGCCCATCTCCGGGACCAACAGCACGACCGGCGTAACGGTGACGCTCTACACGCAGAACGTCGGCGGGCTCGCGGACATCGCCGCCAACGCGAACAGCCGCGTGCACTTCCTCCTCGTCCTCCGCGACTCCACCGTGGGCCAGAGCAAGCCGTGAAGAAGAAGCCCAAGCTGGAAGACCACCCGACCCTCGGC